CGTGTTACTAATACACTAACACGGGACCCTATACTTGGATTACCATTAAAACTTTGTTCGATTGCTTCCATTGCAAAATTAGTGTGGCGACGATAAACTACTTTAAAAAAAGTAATTTGTGGATTACCTGTTAAATATACATCTTGTGCACCATATGCTACAAGTTGAAGAAGACCACCACCCATTGTTTTAAGTTACTTTTATACTATAATAGAAGAAAAAAAATTATTATAATTAAACTTAATTACTATAAGCAATGCCACCCATACCCGATAATATACGTAATACATTGTAATTTACAGCATATATAGAAACTGACTTACCTGAACCCCCCGCACCAGAAACATAATCTAATGTTAAGGTTGCCGAATCAATGCGTGACATATTTAGAGTTCCCGATGGTTGATGTTCTTCGGGTTTTAATGCAAAAGAATATACATTGATACCAACATTATTTGGTACATTTTCATGATGTTGGTATGGTTGTACTAAATTGAAATATTTACCATCGCGAGAAGCAAAACGATCATTGCCATTTAATGTTAATTTTCCTTCTTTAACAGTATTTGTTACGGACGCAGTTGGCCCGATTAATGCATTAACGGCATCATAACTTCCTGCGGTAGCTTGTGTAACAGCAGTTGCACTGCTAGTAAAGTTAAACCAATTATCATTATTTGGACTATCAGTTTGCACGGTCCATACCAATTCCTTAACAGGATGATTGAAATTTAATTTAATTTTATTACCAGCAACTTCTTTACCGGTAAATTGTAATTGTTCAATTAAATATTCGTGAGAAGATTGAGCGAATTTTCTACGTTCATCAGTATCTAAATAAACATAATCAACCCATAATGATGCATTGAAACCAGTACCCGTTGCTGTTTGCCCTACTTGGTTACATTCACTCTCAGACGCGAATTGAATAATAATTTTAACTTCATGATATTGTAAACCAATTAAAGGTAATGCTAAACCTACATTGCGACAGAACCAAAATTCAAGAGGAATATATAAATTACCACTTAAATCACCACCAGCACCACCAACCATACTGAAATAAGCATCTTTTTTACCAACGGGTAATGATAATTCATTCCAGATGTACATCCATTCAGCATAATGTTTATCTATTTTTTGCCCTCCAATTTCAACTTCTGCATATTTTACTAAACGTAAACCATAATAGGGACAGCATTTAGTTTCAGTAGTATTAACAACTAAATAGGCACGACTGATTAAATCACCATTTCTAGAAATAGTACTTGTAACACGTTGTCCATAACCTACAGAACCATTGAAAGTTTGTTGAATAGATTCTAAAGCAAAGTTAGTATGTCTACGATATACTACTTTGAAAAAGGTAATTTGAGGATTACCGGTTAAATATACATCTTGAGCACCATAAGCAACGAGTTGAAGAAGACCACCGCCCATTTTATTTTTGTTCTTTCTATTATATTATTTAAGAAAAAAAATAAGTAATTAGTAATCTAGTTTGAATACGCAATACCACCCATACCAGATAATATACGTAATACGTTATAATTTACAGCATATACAGATACCATATCAACAGTATCTCCATCACTATTATATTCTAAATCTAATGTTGCAGAATCAATACGAGACATATTTAGAGTGCCAGATGGTTGATGTTCTTCGGGTTTTAATGCGAAAGAATAAACATTGATACCAACGTTATTTGGTACATTTTCGTGATGTTGGAATGGTTGTACCATAGAGAAATACATACCATCACGTTGAGCGAAACGATCATTGCCATTAAGTGTTAGTTTGGCTTTAGATACCAAATTGGCCGCCGCACCCGCAGGACCAATAAGATGAGCGAGAGTTTCATATTTTTTATCAGCGAATGTAGTAAGAGCATCATCATCATTAGTATAATTTAACCAATTAACTCTGTCTCTGTTAGCACATTCGGCAACCCATACTAATTCTTTAACAGGGTGATTAAAGTTTAATTTAATTTTTCTATTTGCTTGTTCTTTTCCAGTAAATTGTAATTGTTCGATTAAATATTCATGAGAAGATTGAGCGAATTTTCTACGTTCATCAGTATCTAAATATACATAGTCTACCCATAAGGAAGCAGATAATACACCAGCAGTGGAAGCAACCTCCGAAGCTTCAGCAAATTGAATATTTACTTTAACTTCATGATATTGTAAACCGATTAAAGGTAATGCTAAACCTACGTTGCGACAGAACCAAAATTCAAGAGGAACATACATAGTACCTACTGCAGCAGAAGTGCCACCCGGTCCACCAACCATATTGTAATAAGCTTGTTTTTTGCCAACAGGCATACTTAATTCATTCCAGATATACATCCATTCGCCATAATGTTTGTCTATTTTTTGACCGCCGATTTCTAATTCAACATATTTGATAGCGCGTAAACCAACCATTGGCGCTAATCCAGTAGAACCACTAGTTGACATTTCTAAATAAGAACGACTGATTAAATCACCATTTCTAGAAATGGTAGCTGTTACACGATTGCCCCAGCCAACAGAACCATTAAAAGTTTGTTGTATAGATTCTAAAGCAAAGTTAGTATGTCTGCGATATACTACTTTGAAAAAGGTAATTTGAGGATTACCTGTTAAATATACATCTTGTGCACCGTAAGCTACAAGTTGAAGAAGACCGCCACCCATTTTAATTTATACTTTCTTTTATACTATATAATTAGAAAAAAAAAAGAGAGAAAACTTAATTAGAATAGGCAAGACCACCCATACCTGATAAAATACGTAAAACGTTGTAATTAACAGCATATACTTGCAAATTACCTGTTTTCTTTGTTGCATCTTCTATTTTTAATGCTAATACGGCGCTATCTATACGAGACATATTGAGAGTACCCGATGGTTGATGTTCTTCTGGTTTAATAGCGAAAGAATACACATTGATACCACCATTTTTAGGTACATTAGTATGATGTTGATACGGTTGAATTTTATCGAAATAAGTACCATCACGTGGAGCAATACGATCATTACCATTAAGTCTAATGTGTGCTGTAGTAACAGGATTTCCACCAAAAACAGTAGCGTCGTCATCCTTAGAATAATTATTCCATTGTAATACAGGATTTTTAGTAGTTGCGGATTTATCACCAGGCCATTTAGAAACCCATACTAATTCTTTGCAAGGATGATTGAAATTTAATCTAACTTGAGTATTGTATGATTCTTCACCGGTATATTGTAATTGTTCAATTAAATATTCATGAGATAATTGAGCGAATTTTCTACGTTCATCAGTATCTAAATAAATATAATCGACCCAAATATCAAGTCTTGTAAGATCACCAATTGTTACAGCATTACCAGAAGGTTCGTGTAGTACTGCTGGAACATCAACTGCAGCATCCGCGACAGCTTTAAAATTAACAGCTACTTCATCTTTTTCAGCAAAATCAATTTTGAATTTTACTTCATGATATTGAAGAGCAATTAAAGGTAATGCTAATCCAACATTGCGACAGAACCAAAATTCTAATGGAATATATAATTTACTTGAAGCCGATGTTAAAACAGTAGATAAAGCACCACCATTTGCACCAACCATTTTATCATAACCATATCTTTTACCAGATGGTAAAGACAATTCATTCCATATGAACATCCAATCAGAATAATGTTTATCAATTTGTTGTCCTCCGATTTCAACAGTTACAGATTTTAATAATTTTAATCCAACATAATTTACATAATGATCTTTTGCTTGATCTTGAACATAACCCAAACCGGGTAATTCAACTTCTACATATGCTCTATTTATTAAATCGCCATTTCTAGATACAGTACAAGTTATTGAACTACCATATTGCGCTGTTCCATTATAAGTTTGCATAATAGATTCAATCGCAAAATTAGTATGACGTCTATAAACTACTTTGAAGAAAGTAATTTGAGGATTACCAGTTAAATATACATCTTGAGCACCATAGGCTACTAATTGAAGAAGACCACCACCCATTTGTTATTTTATCTTTTTATACTATATAAAAAGAAAAAAAATAAAGATAAACACAATATACTTAAAAGAATTATTATAAAAAGTTTATATAAGATGTTTAAAGATAAAACATCTAAAAAAAGATTGAATAATACAGAAAATTATAAAGATAAATGTACTTTAGATACAATGCATCATAATATAATTAAAGATTTTGAAAATAAGTCAAAAAAATATAATGAATATATTATTA